GGCGGCGTTGTTCGCCAGCAGGGCAGCGGAGACCGGCAATTTCCGCTGGCAATTCATCATCGCCGATGGCTCGCCGGAAGTCGGCGGCAACGTCGGCAGCAACTTTCGTATCGATCGTTACGGCGACGCCGGCGATTTCCTCGGCACACCGATCACGATCCAGCGCAACGATGGCACCGTGATCTTGCGCAGGGTTGCAATCCAAGGCACCCCAACGATTGCGCTGCAATTCAATCCAGGATCGCCTGCTGTCCTTGCATCGCAGACGATGGAGGCTGTTCCAAAGTCACGTTGGCTGATCGCATTGGGTGATAGTGCGCCAGAGACAGGTGGCAACGCTGGTAGCAACTTTGGCATCAATCACTATGCGGACGACGGTACGCTGCTCGGCAGCGTGATGACGATCAACCGCGCGACCGGCGCCGTCACCATTCCAAACCTGGTCGGCGGCGGCGGCGGCTCCGGCGACGTGACCAAGGCCGGCAACAACATTTTCACCGGCAACAATTTCTTTACCGGGCCGGCGACCGTGATCGGCGCCAGCGTGGCCGACCCGATCTACAAGATGGCGATTCACCAATCTCGCGCCGGGCTGTTCACCTGGTCGGCCGATGCCGCGTTTTTCGGCTTCGACCTGGGCAAGAGCCGCGGCGCGACGCCAGGCACGCATGCGATCGTCCAGGCCGGCGACGGGTTGGGCCAGCTGAATTTCCGCGGCAGCGACGGCACGACGTTCGTTGGCGCGGCGGCGATTAGCGCCACTGTCGAGGGCCTGGCCGGCGTGCCGCCGGCGGCCGGCGACATTCGCGGCAGGATGACGTTTTCGACCCGCGGCGGCGCCGCCGGCGCCGGCGCGATGACGGAGCGCATGGCGATCGACACGCAAGGTACTGTCCACATTGGCGTGCCCATGGCGACCGGCCTGTTCGGTCTCCTGCAGCTTGACGCATTGGCCGGGGGCTCGGCGTCGATCACGGTCCAAAACTGGCAGGCGGCCGCAGGATCGGCTTTCCTCAACCTGCATCACAGCCGCGGCGCCACGGCCGGGACGCATGTGCCGTTGCAGCTCAATGATCCGCTCGGGACGGTTAACTTCCGTGGCAGCGACGGCGCGACCTTCCAACTTGGTGCAGCAATCAGCGCGTATTGCGAGGGTGCGCCGGCAAGCAACCGGACGCCGGCGTCGATCCGGTTTTTCACAACGTCGGTCGCGGTCGGCCTGGTCGAATGGATGCGGCTTTTTCCAAGCGGCGGCCTGGGAATTGGAAACCCGCCCGTCGATCCTGGACAAGGCGCCCTGTCCGCGAACTGGAAAGGCACGACCACGACCGACAACGCGCCGGCGGGATGCGTCGGCGAACAGGTGCAGTCCCTTGTCCAAGTCGCCGTCCCCTTGGGGGTGGCTGGCACGCAAACTGTTATCACAACGATTTCACTGACGGCAGGCGATTGGGATGTGTCCGCCATGTCCTCGGTTGTCTCCGGCCCCACCAGTGGGGGTGGATTTGAATATGGTGTGAGCAGCACCGGAGCTTTGACCGGAGTTTTCGACGCATACACAAACGGGTTTTGTCCGGTAGCAAATGCCTCGTGTTCCATATCGATCCCGACCGCCAGGTTTCAGCTATCAGCGACCACCACCATTTCTTTGGTCGCCCGACCTGGTGCTGATGGATTCACCGCGACTGCGATTTTGCGAGCAAGGAGAAAACGATGAAGGTGAGAACGGCACTCGAAATCTTGACCGGCCTGGCGGAGCTCGACGGCTACCTCAACGGCAGCGGCGATCGCAAGACGCCGTACAAGTTCGACGGGGCGACCCGGCTGGCGATCGCGCGCGCCAGGCGCACGCTGCGCCTGGTGCAGGAGGACTATGTCGATGCACGCAACGCCGCCCTGGTCGAGCTCACGGACGGGACCGGCGAGCTCCCGTCGATGACCGGGACGTTCGAGTCGGCGATCGCGCGCGACATGGTGCGCACGCAGCACTTGAAGTTTGCGGCGAAGGATCGCGAGCTCCTTAACGCGGAGCTCCAGGTGGAGCTCGGCACGATCGCGGTGCCGGCGCTGGCGTTGGACGACAACCCGATCCCTCCAAGCGTGCTCGATATGATCGAGCCGATGTTGAAAGATTGACGTGACGCGCGAGCGATGGATCGGTTTGCTGGTCGCTGGCATGACCATCATCGCCACGCTAATCATCCTGTGGCTGGTCGATGACGCCGGCGCGCAATACCGGCTCGCGAGTTATTGCATCAAGGACACCGACCGGGAGCTCGTGCGCAATCAAGCGTTCGCCGGCGTGGACAAAGGGTTTACCGATCACGTCGGGCACCTGTTCGAAATTTGGGTCCGTGATCCGCACGAGCAACCGAAGCGCGCCAAGGTCGGAATACAGTCGGGGATATCCGCGTACCTGCGGGCGCGCGAGGATATCCAGAAATGGGAGCCGCCACGATGCGAGTAGCCATTAGCTCGGGCCACGGCGCCAAGGTTGCCGGCGCGATCGGTCCCTCCCCATGGGGGCTCGTAGAGCATCCCGAAGCGGTGCGGGTGGTCGATGAAATGGCGCGGCAGCTGCAGGCGCTCGGCGTCGAGGTTGTCACGTTCGAAGATGTGACCAGCACGAACGTCCAAACGAACCTCGACACGATCATTGCGTGGCACAACATGCAGCAAAGATCGCTCGATATTAGCGTCCATTTCAATTCGGCGACGTTCAGCGGCTCGAACCAAACGAGCAACCCGGTCGGGACCGAGGTTTGGTACACCAGCGATGCGGGGTGGGATTGGGCGCAAAAGTTGGTGGACGCGATCGCCGTCGCGAGCGGGCTAATCAACAGGGGGCCAAAGCACACCGATGACCTGGCCGTGCTCAACGGCACGTCGGCGACCTGCGTGCTTTTGGAAATTGCGTTCGTGAATAGCTCCGCCGACGCGGCGCTCTACCGGGACTCGTTCACGGATATCTGCCGCAGCCTGGCGCACGCGATCGCCGGCGAAGAGGCGGTGCCAGGTCCAGAGCCGGACACCGGCGACTACCTGACGGCCGAAGAAATTGACGCGATCACGGCGGCGGCGGCGTCGAGTGCGATCGCGGACTACGTCTGGCGCGACCGAAGCAAGGCGCCGGCGGGCTACACGAAAGGAATGGCGGTCGCCTATGGCACGGTGCTGCGCCGATTCGAGGCGGACGATCCCGCCGCCTTCGACATGTCGCGCGCCGACAGCCACAAGCCCGATGAGGATGCGCTGTCCTGGTACGCGGCAAAGTTCGCGGAGCTCGGCATGGCGAACAACGAGGATGGCGTCGATACGCTGCGCCACCTGTTCGTGCTGTTGATGGGGCTCGGCATGCGCGAGAGCTCGGGGCGCTATTGCGAGGGCACCGACGCGTCGGCGTCGGGCGGGACAAGCCGTCCAAGCGATGAGATCGAGGCGGGGCTGTTTCAAGCCAGCTGGAATCTGCATTCGTGCTCGGAGGAAATCGACACCCTGTTCGTAGACTATGGCGAGAACGATCCCGATGCCGGCGCGTCGATCTTCAAGGAAGGCGTGTCGTGTTCGTCGAGCGATTGGGCGAGTTACGGCAGCGGCACCGGCAGAGAGTATCAAGACCTGGCGAAGTCGTGCCCGCAATTCGCCTGCGAAATGACGGCGGTTGGTTTGCGTCACCGGCGCAAACATTGGGGGCCGATCAACGAGCGGGCGGCGGAGCTCCGGCCGGAGGCGGACCAGCTGTTCATGCAGGTCGAGGCGATCCTCGGTGCAGAGCAGGAGTTGCCGGCGCCGGGGCCGGCGACGGTGACGATCACGACGACCGGGCCGGTGACGGTGACGGTCAACGGCCAGGTGGTGTCCTAATGCCAGAGGACCCGTTTCCGATCCCGCTCCCGGCATGGACGCCGGCGAACCCGAAGCGCGAGCGCGAGCTCTACATGCAGCGGACGCCGAACGCGTTGGGCGTGCGGAACCTCAATAGCCTGGAGGCGCGGGTCGGCGCGATCGAGGGCGTGGCGCTCGACAGGATCGAGGCCCGGCTCGCGGTGATCGAGGGCCGGCTCGATGCGATCGAGGCGTTCCTGGTGATGAAGTGAGGACCGACCAGGCGATCGCGATCGGCGCCTTCCTGGCGGTGCTGTTGCTGATGCTGGTGTGCGCCCTGATCGGCTATCCGAACTGGTCGTGAACGAGGGCGACCAGGGGTCGTGAGACATGTCTCACGGTCTAAGCCGTTGAAATCATTACGGCAGGGGCTAATAGAGCATGACTGCGAAAGTCTGAAAGCCCTGCAAAATCAACGGTCGAATTGGTCGTGAGACTAGGTATTGTCTCACGGTGTCTCACGAGCTCTGCGGAGACGCCACCTTGGCGGGGGTCGTCTGAAAAACCCCCCCCCCTTTTTCAGACTGCAGGTTTCCCGTCCTGTTCCCCGCGCGTTCGCTTTCCCCGCAATGTATTAACCTAAAGCGGGTTCGCGCCCTGTTCTCGCAGGAGAACATCCGTCCAATTTTGAATCATTGTCAGGTTCGCGGGATGTTCTCGTAATTCCGTTTGGCTATGGGGCAGAACGGAATCAACCGGAACAAAAAGGGACTCCCCACAATCCACAAGCACCGGACGTTGCGGCCGGAAGCGGCTGCGGTCATGTTGGCGTCACACTGATTCGCCGGCTGCGGTGCGCTGGCGTGGTCGCTGGCAGGTTTTTCCGGGGGGGCCGCTAGGGTGCATAGGGGGCAAGCCGCAAAAGCCATCCATGATCGGCTCTGCCCGTACTGTAATCAGGTACTCCCGGAGTTCCGCCTGGGCGTGCGGCTCCCGCCTGGCAAGGCGCGCCTGTTCGACCTGATCCAGCGATGCGGCGAGCTCGGGATAACGACAGCAGACCTGACAGAAATCACCGGGCTCTCGGCCCGGTGTATCAAGTCGCATGTCTGGCAGATCAACGAGCTAATCGCGGACAGCGGCTACCGCATCCGCAACCGAACGCGATGGGTGTATCGCCTCGTCAAGGCGGGTCCGCTGCCGGCGGCGCGCGATCGCCGGGGTGGCCGTGCTCGCCGAACATGATCGCGGCGTTGATCGGGACAAGGCTGCGCACGAGCTCGACCCATTGGGTGAGCACTCTCTCGTGCAGTTCGGTGCGGTGGCCGGCAAGCCAACGCGACACGAGCTCGGCGAGGATCGCGCCCTGGACGCCGGGGCCGCCGCCGTAGAGTTGCCGCCCGATGTTGTCGGCCATGCGCAAGGCGAGTTTGATCTCGGCCGGTTTCATCGCAGCGACTCCCCTCGGACCTGCGGCCGTTCATGTGCGCTGGCGCTGGCGACGACAACGATCTTGAAGATGCCTGTTGCCACGCACATGTCGCTGACCTGGTCGCGGGTGAGAAAGTCGCCGGGGAAATAGTCGGTGCTGCCGGCGACGCGGACGATCCGATAGAGATAGGTCTTGTTGTTGTTCACCGCGGACTTGGGATCGGGATGCGGCCAATCCAGTTTGAGGCTAATCATGTTCCCTCCGATCGTGGAAAGACGCCGCGATCGCTAGAGCCAGGATCGCGGCGATGGTGATGGCGACGTAGACAACCTCGATCATTTGTGAACCTCGTCGAGGATGCGCCGGGCGCGTTGCTTCTGCACGAGCTCCAGCCATTCGCGATAGTGCGCGGCGTTGCCGCTCTCCGCGATGAAAGTGCGCAGGTCGTTCCGTTCGTCGCGCAACTTCGTAATCTCGTTGAGGGTGTCGGCGAGCAGGATGCTTTCGGACGGGGTCATGGTGGTGGTCCTCCTTGGTTTACCGGGGAAGAAGTCGCACATCATGCGAGTTCCTTCATAAATTCTGCCATTCGTTCGAGGGCGGCGTCGGCTCGATCGGGATCGCGACCGAGGTAATGCTTGGTGATGAGGGCGGCGGAGCTATAGCTATGCCCCGTGACCTCGCAGATCGTGGTCAGGTTGGCGCCGGACCTGGCGAGTAGCGTCACGCAGGTATCGCGCAAGTCCTGGTCGGTCTTGTCGGCGACCTCCGGCTCCGCCTTGGCGGCCTCGGCGCGCACCTTGTTGAACCAGTGGCGGTAGCTCGCCGCGGTCCAGGGCTTGCCCTTGTATTCGCAGAGCACGACTTCCTTGTGCCTGGTGCCGTGCCGCACCATGAGCTCGCGCCGCCGGCGGGCCGCATCATCGAGCCGCGCCTTGAGCTCGGCGGTTTCGTGGAGGCGGACTACGGTGCCGGTTTTCGCCTGCCGCAGTTTGCGCCGGCCGTCCTCGTATCCATCATCGAGGAACCCTAGCCGATCGGACTGACGCTGCCCGGTGAACATCCCCAAGGTGATCGCATCGCCGACGCTCGGGCGACCGAGGCGATCGGCGGCCGCGACCAGGGCGTGAAACTCGCGCGGGGTGATGACGCTGATCCGACCGGGCGGGCTTTCGAAAGTCATTCCCGTTCGGGGATTCAGGTGGGCGGGCAGTCGCCATTTGGTGCTCTCGACTGCCCACTTGTATGCGCTGGAGTAGGCCGCGACGCAGCGGTGCGCGACGTGCAGACCGCGGACCCGCTTCACGTATTCGAACATGGCGCGGAGCTCGGGCGCCTTGATCGCAGCGACCGGCATGAGCCCCATCTCTTCGGGCTCCCGTTCGGTAGCAGCATGGCCGCGGTAGACCTTGCGCGGTTTGAACAAGAGCGCGTCGGCCGCGGTGCGGTAGTTGCGCCGGGTGTTGGCGGCGAGCGTGGCGACGTGATCGGACGCCAGCCAATCCTCCAGCAAGTCGGCGACGGTGAGCGCGCCGGCCCGACGCTCCGGCTTGGCGCCGGTGCCCTTGGCGGCGACGATCTTCGCCAAGTTCATCGTTGACCAGGCGCGGGCTTCCTCGAACGTGAACCAGGTGCCGCCGGGGTGGCGCAGGTCCTCGCCGCGGAACCCTAGTTTACGCAACGGTGCGGGCGGGACGAACCGCGGGCGGTCGTCGCGCCAGACCACATAGGGCAGGCGTGGATTTAGGTTTCCGTGCATGTGGTGCCCTCCTTTCACCCCTGATATGCGGACGTGGCGTCCGGTTGTCAAGGGTGTCTCACGAATTAACCCAAGGTTAACGGCGCTTTAGCCCATACGCATGATCGAACCGCGCGCGTAGATCGGGCGGCGTCGGGTCCTTGTCGGTAGCGGGCTGCGGTTTCTTGCGCTGCGGATCGTTGAGCCAGGTGTCAAACGACAGCTTGGAATAGCGGAGCTCGCGCCCGACCTGGATGCCAGGCGGCATGCCTTCCTCGTCCTCCAGCTTTTTGCGCAGGCGATAGAATCGCTCGCGTGTCAGACCAAGCGCCTCGGCGACCTGTGGTCCGGTGTAGACAAGCGATGGCGGCAGGACGCGACGCAATGCGACGTGACCAGGTTGGAGAGAGTCGCACGGAATGTAGGCACGGATTTTTTAGCTTGGCAACAACCGGAGGTTTCGGTTACGAATCGGAGTCATGCGGCGAACAAATGGATTCGCGGTGCGGCCGTTGGCCCGGCAGTTCCGCGCGGCAATCGATGAGGCGTGCGAGGTAGCGGGCGGGCAGGCTGCGCTCGCCAGGGCGTGCGAGGTATCGCCGGCGGCGATCCATAAGGTGCGCCGCACGCTGCTGATCTCCGAATCACTGGCAATGCGCATTCATCGCGCGACCGGCGGCAAGGTGCCGGCGTCGCGGCTGCGGCCTGACGTGTGGGCGCGCGCCGAACATGTTCCGATCTAGCTTGTGGATAGCGGGGATGAAGGTGCTTCCTGCTATAGCGACGGCGTTGGCGGTGGCGGTGGTCCTCACGATCATCGCCAGCTGCCTTCGATCCGCCCACGGGCGGAGCTCGTCGGCAATCCTGCCGGCGATCGCGGCGGCCTGGTTGTCCTCTGAGTTGCACCCTGACCGGGCCGCCGCACATCATGGAGGGCAAGATGAGTGAGCGACGATTAGTCAAAGCCGTCGAGGCGCTGCGCGAGGACGGTGACGAATTGATGGAACTACGGCGTGCGCACACGATGCGGATCGATGCGGCGATCGCGATCGCCGAGGACTGCGTGCGCAAGCTCTACGAACAACGCAACCGTTTCGTACAGGCACGAAACCAGGAGACACCCGATGCCCCTCAAACGAGGTTCCTCCCGCAAGGTAATCAGCCAGAACATAGCGACCGAACGCAGAGCGGGGCGCCCCGCCAAGCAGGCGATCGCGATCGCGTACAGCAAAGCCGGCAAGTCCCGGAAGTCCTCCGCAAAATCGCGGCGAGCTAAACGCTAATGGCGGACGCGTTCGAGGACATGGGGCTGTTGCCCCTGGCGCAGCATGCCGGCGCCCTGCCTGGGTTCGAGCACGCGCCGGTGGACCTGTCGCGGTGCGACGTGCTCCTGATTTCCTGCGGCCTGACTAGCAAGGAACAGGCGCTCGGCCTCTCGATTGCGGAGTGGCCGGCCGGCGTGCGCGTGCGGATCACAAGTCAAATGGTCGGATGGATCAAGGCAAACCCGACGCGCAACATTCTCCTGTTGTCCTCCGGGTTTGCCGACGGCGTGTGCTTCGTAATGCTGCACCATGCGCCGACGGCAAGTGGCGAGGCGCAAGCCTGACAGTGTCTCGCTGGCCCCCGGCGCGGTGGTGACGCACATCGCGCCGGGGATTTTCAACATGGAGGGCACAATGCGACTTGAGGATTTGTTGCCGGCCGGCACCGCGGCGGAGTGGACCTGCGGCCATACCGGCGGCGCCCACTGTGCCGAGTGCTATCGCATCCTGGCGCGCCGGGCGCACCAACTCGCCGAAGAAAACATGGAGCTCCGCGCCACTGTAAGCCGGTTGCTCGTACCGGGCAGTCCTTCGACGGCGACACTCGCGGACGCGCGCCGGCTTCTGCATCTAGGTTCCGGTGATGCCTACGACATGGGACCGATGTGGCCTTGAGCTCGGGGCCGCGACGCCCATCCCGATGAATGGGCGGACACCCCTGCCGGCTGTGGTGACTGAGAGCGGATAACCACACCGGACCCTTGGCGGTGGCACGGAGTAACCGCCGGCGTGTCGGCCCGCCTTATGACCGATCGTCCCTGGTGCGGAGCCAGGCGACCTGGGCATGTCGCAAAACTGCCCTTGGAGATTTCGTTTGCGAACACGTCCGCCGATCGAAGAGATCAAGCGCGAGGGCCAGGCGCGAATCCTGGAAGTGCTCGGCGCTCTCGGTGTGTCGTGGCGCCAGCAACGCGGCAATTACATTTCGATCTGCAACCCGATGGTGCCCGACAAGCATCCGAGTTTCACGATCTGGATTCGCGGCGCCGCGGTCGGCGCCTTCAAGGATCACCGCGGCTGCGCCGAGGGCGACCTGATCGACCTGGTCGCCTATCTCCGCGGCGACTCCGCCGGCAACGACAAGGCCGGGCGCAAGGAAGCGATCGAATGGCTCGCCGGATTCCTGGGTTTGCGGGATCTGAGTTTGGCCGATCGAATGCGGCTCGCGAACAAGCACCGGGTTAACGCCAACGCGGCGCAGGCGCGGGCCTCGCATGACCTGGCAGTCAACCAGGAGAAGGCGCGCGCCACCTTTTACCGGGCGGCGCCGATCCTTGGCTCGCTCGCCGATACCTATCTGCAATCGCGGGCGATCGAGCTCGTCAACATGCGCCGAGTGCCGGGCATACTGCGCTTTCTGCCGGCGACCGATCCGATGGCGTATCACGCCGAGAGCGCGCGGGGCCTGCCGTGCATGTTGGCGGGCTGTTACGATTGGCACACCGGCAAGATCAAGGCGGTGCATCGCACCTGGTTGAAGCCCGACGGCAGCGGCAAGGCCGATATCGATCCGGTGAAAAAGGTTTGGCCGGCGTTCGCCGGCCTGGTGATCCCGATATGGCGCGGCGCCGGCGACCTGCCGCTCGATGCTGCGATGAAGGAGACTGCCGAACACGGCGTCTACGAAACGCTAATGCTGACGGAAGGGATCGAGGACGCGCTCACGTCGGTCATGCGCGAGCCGGAGTATCGGACCTGGGCTTTCATTTCGCTCGGCAACCTGGGCCGGGTCGAGCTCCCGCCGAGTGTCGATCGCGTGATTCTGCACCAGCACTATGAGCCGACCAACAAGGCGGCGGCGCAGTCGTTCGCCAACGGCAAGCGTGCGCTGTGGCAGCAGGGCGAGATCGAGATAACGGTGCGCCAGGTGCGCGACCCGCGCGAGGGCAAAGATTTCAATGACGAATGGCGAGCCGAACAGGCGCGCCGCAAATCGTCGGAGGCGAAGTTGCGTGACTACCAAGGAGGCAAACGATGACCGTTGACCTGGTCGAGTCACGGCATGGGAGCGGACCATGGCCGACGACGACACCCCGACGACGCCTGACAATGTTGTACCTCTCCCGACCTCGACGCCGCGGCGGCGGAGACATGTGAATCCAGAGCCGCACATCCCACGCGGCGGAGCTCTAGCTGGCAAGTGGACGAAAAACGAAATCGGCTTGCCGATCGAGGACCCTTGCCCGGTGCAACCGATCGGGTTCGAGGGCGATAAGTTTTACGTGATCGATGCGGCCGGACAATTCCGCGCCATGCCGGCGTGGAATTGGAATCAATCCGGTATTCAAGATTTGTTTGCGCCGTTCGATAACTATCCGAAGTGGGCCTGGCCGCGCTACGGCCGGCCGAAGGATGCGAACACGCCGCCGCCGATCAATTCGTTTCAGGCGGACCACGTCAAGGAAGCGATGTTCGGGGCGTGCCGACTCCTCGGGCAGTTCTCGCCGACCGATCGGCTGCGCGGCCGCGGTAGTTGGGCGATGCGCGACGGCCGGTTGATCTATCACGCCGGCAATAAGCTATGGACGTGCGACCAGGCGGGAAAGTTCACCGACCTGGAGGTGGGCTTCTACGACAACATGCTTTACCCGCGCCTGCCGGAGCTCCCCTGGCCGATGACGAAACCCGTTAGCCTGGAGCTCCGCGCCCGTACCGTCGGCGCCTTCCTGGAAACGGTGCGCAAGTGGAATTGGGAGCGGCCGCTGGTCGATCCGGTGCTGTTGCTCGGGTGGATCGGCGTTGCGTTCCTCGGCGGTGCGCTCGAATGGCGATCGGCGATGCTGTTGCTCGGCGACAAGGGCACCGGCAAGTCAACGCTGCAGGAGGCGTTGCGCCAGCTGTTCGGTGCGTTGCTGTTTCACTCCAGCGACACGACGGCGGCCGGCATCTATCAGCAGATGCAGCACGACGCGCGGCCGGTGGCGCTCGATGAGCTCGAACCCGATATCAATTCGTTCAAGTCGCGGGCCGCAATCCAGTTGATGCGCGATGCGAGCTCGGGCTCGGTCGGCCGGCGGGGAGGTAGCGATGGCACGGCGAGCGAGTTCACTATGCGATCGGCGTTCCTTTTCTCGGCGATCAACAATCCAATTCAAAGGGCGCAGGATTTGTCACGCGTGGCGATACTGCGGTTGCGGTCGCTCGATGCGACGCAAGCGAAGCCGCCCCCTATCGCCGCCGACGAATGCGGGCCGGTGATGTTGTCGCGGTGCATGTCGGAATGGCACAAGTTTCCGGCTTTGCTTGCAGCCTATAGCGGCGCCCTCGCCCGCGGCGGACACGACGGCCGCGGTCAACAAACCTATGGCACCTTGCTCGCATGCGCGGAGCTCCTGCTAGGGCACGAGCTCGGCACCATGTTTCACATTCCGCTGTCGGATGATCTCGACTATTGGGCGGAGCACTTGAGCATCGATTTCCTGCCGGAGGTTGGCGATGCGATGCAAAATTGGCGCGCCTGCGTGACGCACTTGCTGACGGCGCAGGTTCCGATGTGGCGCAACGGCTCGCGCACCACGATCGGGCAGCTGATCGTGGACCTGGACAAGGGGCAGGAGGATTTCAACCTGCACCATGCACGCAAGGAGCTCGGGCTCACCGGGCTCGGGCTCCTGGTGCCGGGCGACGTGGCGCCCTACGACTACGGCCTGGTGCTCGCGATCCCGAACAGTTCGCCGCTCGTCGCGGCGCTATTCGAAGGGACCATGTGGCAGGCGGAGGCGGGATCGGGCGGACCATGGAAGGATGCGCTGCGCCAGGCGCCGGAGGATGTGGTGCTGCCCGTCGATCGGCGGACTGCCCGGCAGCGGATCGCCGGCGTGCAGCATCGATGTTGCCTGCTAGTGCTGAAACATTTTGCAGCGGAGTCGGAGCGATGACCGATCCCTAAAGCGGGTTCCCAATTAGCTTCGCCATGCGCCGAGGCGTGATGCCGGTGCGCGCTGCCAGGCGCAGCAGAGCTCGCGTTGTCGGCGGGATCGGGTGGCGACCGATCCACCAGTTGCGCCCGGTGCGATCGGGCAATCCGATCAATCGGCAAAACTCGTAGTTGGTTAAGCCGATGAGCTCCAGAGCTCGGGCATATTCTTTCGGTGTCATGGTCCCTCCACCTATGCGGACGCCGCAACCTTACGGATGCGGCGTCCGGTGGTCAATCGGCCGGCGGGGCGAGCGGCGCCAAAGCTGAAACGCCGGCGTTCAACTTGAACATGGCTTCCCGCTCGGCGACCTTGGCGCGCAGGTCCTCCAACGCATCGTAGTAATCGCCGGCGTCGAACGTCTTGCCGGCGGCGATCGCCTCCAGCATGGCGAGCGCACCGCGCAGGGCGGAAAGCGTAGTTGCGGTGTTAATCAGTTTGTCAGCCATTGGACCCTCCATTGTTGCAGACTGCCTCGACCATCCGCTCGAACTCGACCGCGGTGAACGTCACGTTGCGCAGGCTGACCGTGCCGTCGGCGTAGAACTCGCCGCTGAAATACGGCTTGCCGTGCCACACGCTGCCGGACCTGGTTTCGCCCTCGTTCAAGCGAACATCGAGTCCCCACTCCCGCAGCCGCGCGGCCCGCGCGACCAGGTCGGAGCCTCGATCGGCCACAATCTTGCGGTGCTCGATCCACCTGGCGATCGGCGCCCTCGCCGGCTCGACCACTCGCCGCCGAATGTCGCTCGCCAGGGCGGCGAGCGGCCGGCCGGCGGACACGTAGGCACCGGGCATCTTGTAGTCCGTGCCGTAGGGGTGATCGTGATACTTGCCCTCGAACACGGGATGGCAAGCGGTGACGTGGACCCGATCGAAGGCGGCGCGCCAGGTGCTTACCGCCAGGCGAATCCGCACGCCGTCAACCTCGATGATGTCGCCATCGCAGGAGAAGCGATCGGGCGGCCGGGCCTCGACCTTGCCGCCGATCGCAACCGCCAGGTCGGCGGCAAAGCGGGCCATGTCGAACTTGTTCTCCCGATGCCCCCATTTGTTGAGCTCGGTTGTTGCGTAGATGCAGGTCATGCGTTGCCCTCCTTGTTGCGGGCCGCCCACGGCGAGCGGCCCTTTCGAACTTTGACGATCGTGTCGGGGGTGGCGACGGCCGGCGTGCCGTACCGCCCGCCCATGTTCAGCACCCATCCGTGCGGGCCTCGCATCACGGCGCGCCCGGTGCGCACCTTGCCGAAGCGATCAACGATCGAGACTCGATCGCCGGCTCGGATCATTTCGAGATAGGTCATGTGCCTAGTTCCTCCTTTCATCTGACATGTGGGGTGCGGACGTGGCGTCCGCAAGTGGTCACGCCGCAAGGGGGAGCTCCATCTGCCGGCGTTCGAGCGTGTAGTTCGCGTCGAACCATTCGACCAGGCGCGCCAGGCTGGCGTCGAACCCGTCGAGGATCGGGCGTTTGATTTGATGGTCGGCCGGCTCGCCGGCGCTTGCCTGAATCTTCGCATCGATCCGCGCCGCGAACTTGCCGACGCGACCAGGTGTCCCGCGGTAGCGTCCGTGATTCCGCGCCACGTTGCAGCTGTCGCTACTGTCGAACGGGAATAGGTGCGCCTTGCTCTGCACCTTGAACATGTGCAGCCGCGGCCGGAGGTTGGCGCCCTCGCCCTCGGCTTCCCACTTGTCGATCGCGGCGAAAGCCTCGGCGACTCGCGCGTGCCAGGCCGGCGAGTTGTAATTCGAGTATCGGCCGGCCGATCCGAACGCCACAAAGTTGAGGCTTTCGCAAAGCCAAATCAGATATTCCAGGCTTTCGTCCAGGTGCCAGACACCCATCGCGCGATCGCGATCGAGAAGCGTGGTCCGCACGAGCTCGGCGTTCTCCGCCTCGGTGCCATCGATCACGTCGGGGATCACGGCGACGGCCTGGGGGCACAGCCGAAGGATGTTGTTCGCCCACGCCTCGAACCCGTCGAGGTACGACTCGTCGCGCGTTGCCACGCCGCGCCGATGCAGGCTGTAAGCGCCGTTATCGACCAGCAGCATGCCGTGCTCGCCCACCAGGCGGATCGCGTCGGCCAGCTGCGGCCCTAGTTTTTTTCGCGTCGCGTAGCTCACACAAAAGCTGGCGCCGGCGAGCTCGTCGAGCGCGCGCAGCGGATTCAGCGGCAAACCGAAGATCGTTAGCTTTTCCATCGCGTGCCTAGTTCCTCGCATCACGCGCCATGGTAGTCGGCGGGATCGTTCGCGCCGGGCTTCCGCGCGAGCTCGACCAGGTCGAGCGGGGTGTGATCGGCGAAGAGCCCGAAATCACAGCCGATCGGCGGCGCCTTGGGTTTCAGCGGCGCCGCGGCTTTCATCCGCAGCATGCCGGCCAGGTCCGGCGCCGTGCCTGGTAGCGTGGGGGTGTTCGTCATGGGAAGATTCCTTTCAGGTCCGTAGTGACCAGCGTGGCGACGCCGGCGATGGCGAGCCACCCGTAAACCCACGCGATCCAAAATGTGGCGTTGGTCATGTCAGCCTTCCTTTCCGTTCCAGGTGAAATTGATCTTCGTCCAAACCCACTCGTGCCCGAAGTACGCGAACACTTTGTAGACAGCCTCGGCGCCGACGACGGCGGCCGCGACCGACGCCTTGCCCGTGACGGCATAGGCGACGGCAAAGCCATAGAAGCTGTTCATGGTCCGATAGGTCACGGTCTTGGCGATGCACTTGGCGACACACATCACGCGACTCCTTCCGAATTGCCGGCGCTGTCGGCGCCGGCCGGTGGGTCCAAAAGCTCCGACCAGTAGAGGCAGGGCGGCGGCGGGGGGTTGTGGAGCTCGGGGATCACCGGACCCCAGAGCCACACGAGAGCGAGCCAGATTTTCGTGAGCATTGGATCAGCCCTCCGAACCCCAGAACGAGTCGTTGAGCGCGCCATTCGACTTGATGAAGAGCCAGGCATGGGCGCCGGCGAACGCGACGGTGAAGGTGGCGAGAGCGAAAGTCAGAGAAGCGAAACCCATTTGAAATCCTCCGAGGGCGGAATGCCCTTCCGCCCATTGGTCGTGCGGACGTAGCGTCCGGTTCAAAGAAAATTCTGCAGCGGACGCAACGTCCGCAATTCATGAATCAAACCAGCGGGTTGCGACCGGAAATAATTTCCGCACCCTCGCCCATTTACCTGCGGTTAACGATCCGCGATCGGATTGACTTTGCACGCAGGGCGAGCGCAGCCTCGGCGAATCGCCGGCGGAGTTATGCCCGCCAGGCGGGGCGCAGGGATCAAAGGTTGCTGAGACACCATGGCACACGCTGTCTCACCACTGTCTCACCGCGAAAGCTCAAGCAAACCAAGGGATTAGCGTGCTTTTGAGACGCGAGACACTCAAGACGCCTCGCGTGACGCGCAGGTGCGCGCGCGCGTCACGCGAGGCGTCACAGGTGTCACAGTGTCTCAATTTAATTCTAACATATTGAAAGGATTGAATTATTACTCTGAGACACTAGTGAGACACTGGCGCCGACGGTGTCTCACCAATGCTCGGTTGCAACCGCTCGGCGGGAATTAAATATCGAGGGAAATCAAGGCGATGCTGACCGGCGAGGTAGGCAAGGCGATGGTCGAGGCGGCCGCGGCGGAGCTCGCCGGCGACCAGGCGGACCAGCTGGAGCTCCTGCCGGCGACCAGGTTCGAACCTGGCAGCGAGGCGCACAACGAGCTCGTCGCTGGCGTGGCGCGAGCTCGCGCTGGTCGCCCACCAGGCGCTCGCAACAACGCGACCCGCGACATGGTCGCGTTCGTCCGACGCACGATCGGCGACCCATTCCTGGAGAGTGCGCGCGTGCTTTTGCACACGCCGGCGACGCTCGCCGCGGAGCTCGGATGCTCGAAAGTCGAGGCTTTCGACCGAATCGAGCGCATCCGCTCGGACCTGCGGCCGTTCATGTACGCTCGCCTGGCGCCGACCGACGCGAACGGCGCCGCGGTGGTGCCGGCGTTTCAGATGTTTTTCGGCGCCGGCCGGCGATCGCCGGACGGTGGCGCCGATCGCCCGCCTTGGATCGAGGATTTCGAGGCAAACGGCGCGCTGTCTCACGACGGACAGTCTCACGTCGAGGCTAACCCGCTGCAGCTGCAGGCGAAACCATGAGCCTTCGCAGTCATGCGAGATCATCGATCGGCGTGCTCGCACCGTCACGCGTGCGACGACCAGGCGTCGATCGCGTCGGCCGGCGAGCGATCGCCGGCCGGCGCTCGACCTGGCGCCAGGCGACGGCTCGCGCGCGCGGGCTCCGCGCGCGCGCACCCGCCCCCCCGCACGCCCGCCGGCGGGCGGGCGCCTGGGCGCGCCGGTACGCGTGTCCCTGGCGGGGAGTCACTGAGATTTTTTTTACCTCCCGACCTGCTAGGTCGAAAAAGCCGATTCAAAATTCTCGCGACGACGGGCGGGGGATGCGCGCGTGACCGGCGACGACGGCGATCAACTCGACCTCGGCTCGCTCAACGATGTGCTTGGAAACGCGAATCCGCATAAGAACGTGATGGGATGGCTTGAGAGCGAGGACGAATTTCGCCGCCAGTTTCCGAAAACGGTGGACGAGCTCCACGCGGAACCGAAAACCGGGCAAACAAATTTGCTGCGAAGCGCGGGACCGATATCGGATCGGTACATCCTGTCGCGCGACAGCGCCGCGCTGATCGTCGGACCAGGTGGTTCTGGCAAAACGATTGCAAGCTGCAAGAAGGCGTTGGTGTCGGCGACGCGCATTGGACCCGGACCAGACGGAGTCAGACGCTACGTGCTTGGGACGTGGCGTCAGAAGTACATCAACGTATGGCAGGCGACAATCCCGTCCTGGTGGAAATTGTTTCCGCGCGATCTTTTCCCCAAGTGGACCGGCGCATCACCGCGCCAGGCGGAGCACACGGTCGAGTTCGAGGACAAGTTTGGACGCATCCACCTGGTCAATCGCTTCCGCGCGTTCTCGGAACAGGCGGACCCGGAGGACGTGCTCGGCAACGAGTTCACCGATTGCTACCTCAACGAATGGTCAACGCTGCCGGAGGACCTGTTTATTGCCCTGGTCGATCGCGTCGGGCGCGAGCCGCCGATGGCAATCACCAAGCGGCCTGGTCGGTTCTTTGGCGACAGCAACGCGCCGGACGTGACCAACTACATCTACCGCGACTTTTTCGAAAACCTGAAAGCCGGCTACGTGCTTTACCTCCAGCCGTCGGGCCTGGCGCACAACGCCGAAAACATTGCGGCGGTCGGGCGCGGCTACTACGAAAATTCGGAACGGATGAACGCGCATCGACCGTGGTGGGTTCGCCGCATGATTCACGTCATGCCGGGCTTCACGCGCGCCAACGATCCGGTTTATCCGAAGTTTGACGACCTTCGAAACATGGCGCGCGTCACGATCCCGGTGGTGCGCGACTTGCCGGTGATCGTCGGGATCGACGGCGGGCTGACGCCGGCGGCGGTGTACTTTCAGGAAATGCCGAACGGGCAAATGCGCATCCTGGCGGAGATCGCGATCGACCGCGGCGGCATGCGCGAGCTCGCGACCTCGATGTTGACCTTGGAGGAAAACCGATTCCGCGGCTGCACGTTTATTTGCGTGTGCGATCCTTCCATGGTCGCCGGCGAGGACACCGAAGAGAGTTCCGACCGCGGGCGCCTGGCGGGATACCTGGCGCGCGAGGTAGAGCTCGCCCCAACGCAGGACCTCGGGGCGCGGGTCGAGGCGGTGAACTGCAAATTCGACCTGACGCTCGATGACGGTTTGGCGGGATTGCTGGTCGATCCATCGTGCAAGGTGCTCCGGCGCGGCTTCAATCAGACGTTTCAGTATCGCCAGGTGGTCGGGACCAACGACCGCGGCAACATTCAAAAGACGTTCGACGGGCATGCGCACGAGGCGCTGCAGTATGGCGCGCTGATTTGCGGGAGCTCGCGCGCGCGATCGCGCGTGATCGACATGGATCGCAAGCGCCGCATGAGGCGCGAGGACAATCGAAAGGCCGGCCGCTACAACCCGGTGACGCGCAAATGGGCATAATCAGCTGCGCCGCGGACGATTACTCGATCGGCTACGTGCTGACGCACTTGCGCCCGCATTGCGCCGAAGAGCTCGCCCGCACGCGCGGCTCCGACGACGCGCGCCTGGTGTTCGACCAAATCGAGGACCTGCGCCCGCACGCGATCGTGCGCATGGCGTTGTTCGCGAGCGAAGGCGCGCCGGAGCCGATCGCGATCGCGATGGTGTACCGGGTGTCGGAGGCGGTCGCGCTATTCCAAAGTTTCTCGACGACGCGGTGGCCGCTGATTGCGGCGGAGTTCGTGCGCTGGTTCCGGCGCGTGATCGTGCCTGAGTTGGAGCATCACAAGGTTCGGATGGCGGAAACCCACGTTCTCGTCACGGACGAATTTTCGGAGCGGTGGCTGCGAGCGATGGGCATGGAATCGTCGGGGCCGCCGGAGCCGCGCGGGCTCGGCGGCGAGCTCTATCAGCGAGTCGTGTGGATCAACCGGAAAATGGAGGCCGATCATGTGCGACATAGGCAAGGCGTTCTCGCGAGCATTCACCGCGCCGGGCACCGGCGGCCAAGAGGCAGCGGCGATCCAGCAACAGGACGAGCTCAAGAAGCAGCAAGCGGAGCTCGCCCGGCAAACCGCCAAATCGTCGGAAGCCGTTGCAACGGCTATGACCGCGCAAACGGAGGCGATTAAGCGGGCGCGCAACGCGTCGCTGCCGACCTCGGACAGCGAGTCGGCGCGGGCCGCGGCCGAGGACCGCATGCGCAAACTGTTTTCGCAGGGCAGTTTCTCGCGCGTGGCCGGGCAGCAATTTTTCGGCGAGCCGCCGACCGGCTATCGGATGCTGACGGGGATGTGACGTGGCCGACGACGATCAACCGGAGTTGTTCCCGGAAATTCCGCTCAACGCATTCGGCGGACGGACCTACGACCCGGAAAAAGATTATCAGCGATTGGCGTCGCAGCTGCGCCAGGTGCGGACGATCATGTTGGACGGACGCAAACATTATCTGACGGAGTTGGCGAAGGTGATTGCGTCGGCAAGCGGGATAGGAACGGGATTGAGCGCGCGGGTGCGCGACCTGCGGAAGCCGAAATTCGGCGGCTTCGAGATCGAGAGCGGCCGCGATCCGGGAAAGCCTGGTCGCTGGTGGTATCGCATGAAGCTAGACGATTCAGGGAAACCTGTACGCAGGACACACTGACATGCCTTCCTTCCAGGAGATCGAGCAAATCCACGGCGAGATGAAGCGCGAGCGTGCGCGCGAGGAACGCTATTGGCGCGAGCTCGCGCGTTACCTGCGGCCGGATCAACAGAGCTTCGAAGTGTCCGGCTACACGGAGCGCGATTGGGACGTGGCGTTCGACTCGACGCCGCTCTACGCCAACGAAGATTTCGTCGGTGGCATGTTCTCGAACGCGACGAATCCGGCGACGCGGTGGTTCGAGCTCGTGATCGATGACCAGGACCTCATGGATTACGGCCCGGTGAAAACCTATCTCTGGAATCGGGCGTCGGTCCACTATTCGAGCCTGAATCCTGGGATCTCAAATTTCTACCTGAACGTCCCGCCCTGGTTCGCTGACCTGGGCGCATTCGGCACCGGCTGGCTCTCGCAAGAAGAGGTTGTCGGCGCCTCGCGCATCATCGAGCGCGCGATCCCGCTCAACGAAATGTTTAAGGGCGTCAACGCCTCGGGCGAGACCGATCGCGTTCACCGCGAATTTATGCTGACCGGGCGCCAGGCGGCGAAGCAATGGGGGCAACGCGCGCCGCAGATGCAGCCGGACGAACGGGCAAAGTTCATTCATGCCGTGTTCGAAAATCCGTACTTTCAGCAAGGGCGGATCGGGCCGTCGGGCTTCCAATGGCTGAGTTGCTACGTGTCGCCGGACAAGCGCGATTTTCAGATCGAGGGCGGATTTTACGAATTGCCCTATCACGAGATTCAATGGGCGCGCCGCTCCGGGAAAGCGTGGGCGGTCGGACCTGGTCACGACGCGCTGCCCGACATGCGCAGCAACGATGAAATGTCGCGCCTCACGCAAGTCTCGATGCAATTCGAGGCGGAGCCGATGTTGCTGGTCACGAACGAGGACGTGCTGGTCGCCGAAGAAGTGCGCCCGCATGGCCTGGTCTATGGCGGCATGACGAAGGAAGGCAAGCGCCAGGTCGAGGTATTGAAGCGCGGCGAAAACCTGCAATTCCCGATGGCGGAGCGCGAGAACCTGCGCAACGCGATCCGCACCGGATTCAAATTCGGGCTTTGGCAAGTGCTGAAAAACCGGCCGCAGATGACGGCGACCGAGTTCCTGGGCTTCAAGGAAGAGGATTTGAAACTGCTGGCGCCGCATTTGATGCCGCTGCAGAAGGGACTGTCGGGCTTCATCACGCGGCGCGACGGCATTCTATCGCGGCAAGGTGCGTTCGACGGGCTGCAGGTCCCGCCGGAGCTCGTCAACCAACGTATCCACATCAAGTTCGAGAGCCCGTTTGAGAAGGCGCAGCGGGCGGAGATCGCGCGCGGCACGCTGCAATGGTGGTCCGCCCTCGCCGGCCTGGCGCAATCGACCGGCGATTCCTCGATCCTCGACGTGGTCAACAGTGACGACGCGGCGTTGCTACTGCATGCCAGCATGGTCGCCGATCCAAGCGTGCGGCGCGACGAAGGTGAAATCCAAGCGATCCGCAAGGCCAGGGCGGAGGCGCAGCAACAGAACGCCGACCTGGCGCAGCGCACACAAGAAGCGAGCATCGTTGCAGACGTGGCTCATGCGGAACAGGCGACGACCCTGGCCGCCGGGCGCGCGCCCAAGCAACTGCCGGCACCATGATGGAGGAAAACATGAGTTTCGGTTTGATCTTTTGGATTCTGATGCTGCTGTGGCTGGTGTTCTGGTTCTGGGATTGGCGAAGCCCGACCGGATGGGGGCCGGTCGGAAACACCCTGCTGCTGTTCATCCTGTTTCTGTTGTTGGGGTGGCGCGTGTTCGGCCCGCCGGTGCATCCGTGATTTTAGATTCCCGCACTTTCGACTATTTGAAGCCGACGCCCGATCAACTCGTGGGCATGGAGGAAGCGCGGAAGGCGGCAAAAGTTTACGCGCGCGCGTTGGACGAACTGTTGCCGGATGGGCCGGACAAGACCTACACGCTGCGAAAGCTGCGTGAAGTTGCGATGTGGGCGAACATCGCGGTTACTCGCCACGTCAACGGCACGCCGCGGGAAGCCATCGAGGAATATCCTGCCGACCATCCGGTGGTCGGCGACCTCGGGAGCGTGCCGCTGTGACCGTTACGGAGTGGGCGAAGCGTGCGTTTCGAATGTGGCCGGGCGAGCTCCAGCGGATGCGCCTGGCGGCGGAGTATGCGCAGCTGCGCAATTCGAAATTGATGCTCGCCGACATGTGCCAACGCAATTTCGTTTTCCGACCTGGGCCGGACAGCGACAGCTTGTTCCTGGCCGGCGTCGCCGAAGGCCGGCGGCGCGCTGTGCTTGAGCTCCTGCAGCTGACGCGGCTCGATCCAATGGCCCTGGCCGAAACCAACCGGCAACGCGTGGAGGCGATCGATGCTGCTGCATAATCTCGAACTCTATCGGTATGGCTTGCGGGCGCCGGAAGGCGCAGCTGCAGGCGGCGCCGGCGCGGCTGGTGGCTCTCCCGCCGGCGGCGGACCTGCCGGCGGTGGCGGTGGTCCCGGCGCCGCCGGCGGGGCACCTGGCGGAGCTCCAGCTGGCGGAGCGAGCGGAATGCCGGGCGCGTCATGGTACGCGCCGCTTGGACTCGAGCAGAGCCAGGTCGAATACATCACGTCGAAAAATTGGGACAGTCCGAAAGCCCTGGTCAAAGCAACCGCGGATTTCGAGCGCATCGCACGCGATCGCAACGTGATGCTCAAGCCCGACCCGGCGAAGCTCAACGAATGGGATGGCTTCGCGGAGCTCGGCTACGATGCCGACTATGGCCGCTATTCGCAGAAGATCGCCAAGCCGACGGTGGCGGACGGCGAGATTCTGAACGAAGAATTTTGGGGCGGCATTCTGAAAAAGGGGCACGAGCTCAAGCTGCCGCCGTCGCAGCTGCAGGGGCTCGCGGAATGGGCGGTCAAGTGGGGCAACGAAGCGGTGAACGGGCAGCGCACGGCGATCGCCGGGCAGATGCAGGAGGCGGAGGCGGCGCTGCGCAAAGATTGGGGCGGCGACTACGACAACAAGCGGACGCTGGCGCAACGCGTGTTCCGCATGGCCGGGATCGGCGTCGAGGACAGTCGCCAGCTGGAGGCGGTCATGGGCGCGCCCGGCCTGGTGCGCACCTTCGCCAGGCTCGGCGAAATGATTGGGGAGGAACACTTGCCGCAAGCTGGTGGCGGAGGAACTTTCGGCCAGGGGCGATCGCCCTCGGTTGTTAGGTCGGAGCTCAAGAAATTCGAGTCCGACAATCTCAAGGTGCTGAACGATCGCCGCGATCCGCTCTACGAGGACACGACGGCGCGCCGGCAGCAGCTAATCAACGAGCTCGATCGCGCGCAACGCGCGAATGGAGGGCCAGGATGACGAAAAAACGCAAGGCCGCCAAACCGGCGAGCCACAAGACGGAGAAAGTAACGATGCCGAAGAAGCACGAGGCGGTCGAACAGGAGCCGCCGCCGGGATATCAGGCAGTCGCGGACACCGGCGCCAAGGCGCCAGAGCCGGACAACGAGCCGCCTTTCATCCAGGTGCCGGAAGCGGAGCGCCTGCAGACGCCGCCGGCGCTGGTCGATATGTCGCCCTACGTCCGCCGGCTGAGTGAAAACCTGTCGTCCAACTTGCCGTCGGAGGCGGTCGAGAACGGCGAGTGGGATGTGCCGGGCGATCATGTGCTGCGGCAGATCAAGCTCCAGGTGCCGGATGGCAAATATCGCGTGATCGGCCACGGCTGGATCATGGAGATCGCCGACCAGGAGCTCGCCCACATCACGAAGGCGACGCCGACAACCGACCCGGCGGAGTACACAACCATCGAATAGGAGGCAGAATTGTCGAACCATAACCAGTGGCGCGACCTGCGCTTGACCGTGCTGGATGACTGCAATCAGTTTCTCGATGCGCGGCTGACCGGCGACGACCTGGTCAACGTCGCCTGCACGGAGCCGGTGCCGCCGCCGCCGGTGATCCCGTTCGGAGCGACGGGCGCCGGCGAGAATGCGATAAAGGCCAAAAGAAACGAGCGACGTTGACGCCGGCGCGAATCGGCGTAGTTTCTGCAACCGCCCTCCTTGTTGGCGAAATGCTCACGTTCGCCTCCGAGGAAGCGGGGGTCGCCTGCCCGATGCGGCGGCCCCCGCATGACGGCCCGCATATCCGGCAGGGCAACCGGACCCGGCTGACCCGCGTGAAAGTCGCGCCGCTTACCGGGGCGTAATCCGTAGATCGGACCCTCGGGCGCAAGCCCGACGCATATCCGATCGAAGCAACCCAAAATTTTCAACAGGTCCGGCGTGTCGCGCAAGCGGTGCGTCGGCGCTTCGATCGATATGGAGGGACCGATGGGTCCGATTACCGACGCACACAAACTGACTTACCAAATGAATGTCGAGCTCGCGGTCCAACAGATTCGCAGCCGACTCGAAGTCGCGTTCATGTACGAGCCCTCGCTCAAAGGGCGCAAAGCCGAAATCCTCGAATTGATCGGCCAGACGACCGCGGTGCTCAATCTCGGGCGCGCCGCCGATACCCCCAACATCGACAATCAGATCGAGCCGATTTGGGTCCAACCCACGCAAATCGCCTGGGGCAAGCTGATCGAGAAAGAGGACGCGATCAAAGCCCTCACTGATTATCAGTCGCCGTTCGTCCAAGCCGGCGCTGCCTCGGTCGTGCGAGCTCGCGATACGATCTATTCCGCCGCGATCTTCGGCGACCGGCAGATCGGGCTCGACGGTGCCGTGATTGCAGCGTGGGCCGGCAAGACCGTTACCGTCGGCGTCGGCGCCGGGCCGGCGGACGACGCCACACCGACCGGAATGAACGTGCGCAAAATCCTCCGCGCACGCCGGATGATGCAGGAGGACCAGGTGGACCTCGGCATGGAGGACCTGTACCTGGGCCTGAACGCGCAGCAGCAGGAAGAGCTCTTCCGCGACCTGACCTACATCAACAGCGACTATCGCGATCGGCACGTCCTCGACGCACCGCTGCGCGTCGATATCCTCGACGTGACGATCCTTCCGCCGCTCGACGGGGCGGCCGCGATCGCCGACGCCGACGCGACGCATTTCCAAGCGGCGTTGTGGTGCAAATCCGGGATGCACTATGGCGATTTCGCGCCCGTCGAAACCAACGTCCCGTTGCGGCCGGACAAGTTGATGCGGCCGCATCCGATGATCGAGCATTGGTGCGGGGCAACCCGCTCCGAGGACAAGAAGGTCGTGAAGATCATCACCCTCAAGTAACGGAGACCGCTCGATGGTTAAGAAAGCCGCCAAGGAAGCGACGCCGGAGTCGCCGATCGCGACCCGCTACGGGACCGGATTTCGCAATCCGACCTCGCCGGACGCGATCGACAGCGTGTTTCGTTGCGCCGAAATTCGAGCGGTCAATTCGACCGTCGAAGTCGGCGAAGGCGACGAACCCGGCTCGCGCTATTTTGTCGGCTACGTGCCATCGAGCGGCTTGCTGGACGCCGGGAGCCTGGTCATGCACGACGCGACCGGGCTCACGGTGCAGCTTGGGTTCAAGGACAACCCCAACGCCTTCGGCGAGTTCGACATGTCGCTGCAGGGCGGCGGGCCGCTGGTGGACCTGCAGGATACCGCCGGCACCGATGTCGGGATCAACGACCTCGGCCAACGGTTTTGGGAGCACGCCGGCCTGCCGCGCGATCCCGGCGGTGAGCTCGACGTGCTCCTGACCGTGGTTGGCGGCGCCGGCGTCGCCGACACGAAGATCCATTGTGCGCTGAAATATTACCGCCAGGGCTAGGCCATGGTGAGCAATTACGCGCGGGCAGCGACCGAAACGGAAGCCGCAAACCTGGCGCTCGGGCACCTGGGCCTGTCGGAGATCGCGGACCTGAAAGACGACGTTGCGCGAGCTCGTGCGGCGAAGCAATTTTTCGCCATGGTGCGCGATAGCACCTTGCGGGAAAAGTGGTGGAGCTTCGCGCGGGCCTGGACGCGGCCAATGGCGGACGTGAACGAGAGCATTGGGCCGATCAAAACCCGCTACCCGATGCCGGAGAACTGCCTGCGCATCCGTTACCTCGCCGACGATATCGGCAACCTGTTTTATGAGGACGACGGCAAGTGGGAAACCGAGGCCGCGCAAATTCTCGACGACGGCCCGCAGCACGAAGGCGTGGTCCTGGTCTCCGATATCCGCTCGCCCCTGGTGAGCTACACCAGGCGGATCGAGGAAGTGCGGGTGTGGTCGCCGGATTTCCTGAAAGCGTTTTCCTTTGAGCTCGCGTCGATGATGGGGCGCCGGCTCGGCCGCTCGCGCTCGCTCGGCGCCGACCTGCACGCGCGCGCGCAGCAGGAGCTCGACAACGCCGCGACGATCGATTCCAAAGAAAAGGCGCGCAAGACGCTGACGCAGACGCCGTCGATCATTTCGGCGCGGCAGGGCTGGCGATCGCCAGGCGGCAAATGGCGTTGGTGGTGATCCATGGCCGACGGGGCGCTGATCGAGCGAGTCTCATTCGCCGGCGGTGAGATTGGACGGGCATTGCGGGCGCGCACCGACCTGGCGCGCTATCAGATTTCCGTCGAGGCCATGGAAAATTACGTTGTCATGGTCGAAGGCGGCGCGACCAGGCGGCCGGGCTCGATCTTCGTCAACACGGTTTGGTCGGAACCGAGTCCGTCTTTGCTGATCCCGTTTCGATTCACGGCGACGGATTCCTACATGATCGTCTTGAGCGGTTCGATCATGCAATTCATCCGCAACGGGGCCTACGTGATAAACCCCGGAACCGGACTGCCGTTTCAGCTCGGGACCGCGTTTCTCGATGTGGACATTCCCAACATCCGCACGGTTGCGCGCGGCAACGTGATCTTTCTTGCGAGCGGCCGACTAACGATCCAGGTGCTAATCCGGGTCGGTTTGACCTCCTGGACGCAAAGAGTTTTCCTGGCGAAGGGCGGCCCGTTCCAACTGCCGAACCTCGACCAGGCGCAAACGATCATCGTGACGCAGAACGACGCGCCGATCTATGCGGTTGGCGCTTTCGTGACGCTGACGGCAAACGTGTCGATCTTCGATCCGGGGCATGTCAACAGCGTGATCCGCCTCGATGAAAGCAATCTGAGTTTCATCCCGGAATGGGCGGCGGACGAGCCTTTGGCCGTCGGCGAGTTCCGGCGTTACAACGGCAACGTCTATGAGGCGGTCGGCGGACTGAGAACCGGAATCAATCCGCCGACGCACACGTTCGGGATCGTGCGCAGCGACAGCACCGACGGCGGAATCTGGGCCTATCGGCACGGCGATCATGGGGTGGTGCGGATTTCGCAGTTTCTAAGTGCCGCGCAAGTGCTCGGCTTTGTCGAGGAACCGTTGCCTCTGAGCACGCAACAACAGGCGACCTATCGCTGGTGGCTCGGGGCCTGGTCCGACAAATCAGGGCAACCGACGAATATCGCCTGGGCGGCGCAACGGTTGTGGGTATTCCGCGGAGATCAATTTTGGGCGTCCTCGGTGAACGACCCGGAGAATTTCGAAGAGAGCGGCGAGGACGATGCGGCGTTCTCCGGCAAGCTGTTGTCGCCGGAGGCGCACGGCTCGCTGGTCGAAATCCAATGGGCGTCGAGCGTGGGGCCGCTGATTATCGGCACGACCGACGTGGAGTGGCGCGTATCGGGCGGAAGCCAAGGCGGGCCGATCACCGCGAAAACCGTCACGCCGACGCCGGACAGCAAGGAAGGCTCGGCCAAGCAGATCGTCTCGGTGGTCGATGACAACATCATGTTTGTCGGCCGCTCGGGCAAACGGCTTAATCGCTGCAAAATCGATATCGCCGACAGCGGCTCGCTCAAGCTCGGCAGCGACGAACCTAGCGTCGGCGTGCGCGACCTGTTCGCGGCCGGGCCGCACATCATGGCCTGGCAACGCGATCCGCACCGGGTCCTGTGGATGGCGATGAACAACGGCACCTTGCTCGGTTTGACCTGGATGGAAAAGCAGAAGGTTCTCGCGGTGCATCATCATCCGATGGTCAACGCGTTTGTTGAGGACGTGGCCTGCATTCCCGGCGCCGGCAAAGACGACGTTTACATGATCGTCCGCCGCACGATCAACGGACAGCAACGCCGCTACATCGAATTGCTGAATACGTTTTTCGAGCCGGCCGATGCCAACAACCCGACGGCGTCGGGCGCCTGGTATGTCGATTGCGGGCTCGGCGCGGTGTTCCCCAACCCGGTAACGATCGTCGGCGGGCTCTCGCACCTGGAGCTCCAGCAAGTTGCGTTGTTCGTGGACGGCGCGATGCAGGATCGCAAGACCGTGAGCGGGGGATCGGTGGTGCTCGATCGACCGGGCCGCCAGGTGCTCGTCGGGTTGCCGATGCGCAGCTATCTCCTGGACCTGCCGCGCAATGTCACGACGCAAACCGGGCCATCGACCGGCCTGGAGAAGGGCGTTCACGAAGTCAACCTGTTCGTGAATTTCACCGGCGGCGGGGAAATTGGAACGAAGCCGAAAGAGGGCGAGCTCCCGACGGAGCCGATCGTGCAGACCGGCGCCAAGTCGTACCACACCCCGATCAAGTTGATTTCGGGCCTGCTGCGCATGGAGGTGGAATGCGAGATCGGCGACGAGGTGCAGCTGTTCATCCTCAACGAGGACGCCATGCCCTGCAGCATCCTTGGCCTGTCGCCGCGCCTGCAGCTGGAGGAAACCTAGATGTGCGATCCGGTTTCGGCGGTCCTGATCGGCGCCAGCACGGCGGTCTCGGCCTACGGGCAATATAAGGCCGGCCAGGCGAAGTCGGCGGAGCTCACAAGCAAGGCCGCGATCTATCGCGTGCAAAGCGATATCGCCAAAAGCAATGTGAACTTTCTCAATTCCGAAGCCGACATTATGGAAACGACGCAAAGCCTGGCGTTCGCGAAATCGGCGCTGGCGGAAACCCGCATCCGTAAAGCGCAGGATTTGCTGGAAGGCGCCAACCGGGCCGACGCTGCGGCGCGCAACCTCGACCCCTCGACCGGCTCGCCGGCGCTCATAACCATGCGCAACGCGATGCAGTTTCAAAGCGATATCGACATGGTGCGGGCGCAAGGTTCCACGGAAGCCGCCGACGTTTTGATGAAGGTGGCGAACATCCGCCAGCAAGGGGTGGGCGCGCAGGGCCAGGTTTTCACCGCCGGGATTTCCGATGCGAGCACGATGGAAGCGGCGTCCAACGTAAAGACCGCGGCGCTGATCGGCGCCGGCACGACGCTATTGAGCGGAGCGGTGGCGATGAAACAGCCGGGACTCTTCGGCGGACGGACGACGACCTAAAATGGCAACCGAGGACTATTTCTCAAAGAGCACGCCCCCAAGCGGGCCGGGCATTCTCGTGCAGCCGGCAGCGGGGCCGGCGATGCCGGAGCTCGAAACCGGCGCCGCGGCCGTCGGCACCGCGATCGCCGAAGCCGGAAAGGTCGCGCAAGCGATCTCGATCAAGTGGGCGAACAGCGAGGACCATGTTCGCGCCACCTTGGCGCTGACCGATTTCGCGGTGCAGGCGAACGCGCTTGAGCACGGCAGCAGCAACGATCCCAACTATTTCGTTTCGTCCGACAAGCTCAAAATCAGCCTGGAAGCTCTCAAGAAAGAAAAGCTCGAAACGATCCAGGACCCGATCCGACGCTCCGATGCCGACCGCAGCATGACCATGCGGATCATCGCCGGCGTCAACGCCGCGGCGAGCGCGGGGCGCAGCCGTGCGATTAGCGCGCAGAGCGGCGCCGCGGATGCGCTCGATGCGAATGCGCTGACGCAATTTTCGGCGAACATGGAGGACAAAGCAAAGCAACAGGCGATCCTCGCCGACCGCTACGCGCAGATCGATAAAGACGTACAAGCGGGGATGTATACCGGGCATGCAGGGTTCCAGCGCAAGGCGAAGATCGGGCACGAAACCTCGCTGGCGGAAGTCTATTACGACGGCCGTGCCGATCCGGCCGGCACCGTGGCACGCCTGGCCGATCCGAAAAACTATCCGGGGATTCAGCCGGCGCAGCGGCAAAGCCTCGGCGCGCACTATGACGGCCAAGTGCTGCAGGCGAAGGGTGACGATTTCCGGCTGCAGGCGCAGAAGGACGTGCCGGCGGTGCGCGGGATCGTGGAGATGGCGACGCGGCCGCAGGAGGACCCCGGCCTGGTGACGCCGGGCAACATCAATCTTCTGGACGTGCAGCCAGTGGCGGACCCGGCGACCGGACAGCCGATGACCGTCAAGTCGATGAGTTTCGAACAGGACGGAAAGCAAATCCTGATCCCCACGGTGGTCGGGGGAAAGGCGCTGACACCGGACCAGGCGATCGCGCAATACAACAAGCCGCCGGAGCAAGGCGGCGGCAAGCATTTCGGAATCTTCAACACGGCGGAGGAAGCCTCGCAGGCGAGTGAGGCGCTGCATCGAAAGCAGAGCATCCTCACCGACACGCCGGCGGGCCGGACCTTGCTGAGTATGCCGCCGCACATGCGCTATCGCACCGTCGAGGGCGCGAAGGGCGACATTAACGCGTTGGACAGCAACGCGACGCAACAGGCGATCCGCCTGGCGGCGTACAATCGCGACACTGACAACGTGGTGGAGGTACTGAAACAAAAGGGCGACGTTGCCGACATTCGGATCAAGAACGCGCTGGAGCTCAACAACGCGGCGTGTAACCGCGGCAACCAGGCGGCTTGCACCTATCTCGGCGAGCTCAATCAACTCATTCAGATGCGGCCGTTCCAGCTGGCGGCGCGCGGGATGGAAATCCCGCGGCTCGAAGCCGAAGTGACGCGCATGCGCGGCAACCTGGAGGCGATCGGCGCCGATCCCAACGCGGCGCAATTCAAGGCGCTCAAGCAATTAGAGGCGGTGCTGCAGGAGAACAAGCGCGCACAAAAGGAAGAGCCGATCCTCCTGGGGCAAGGCTCGGGCGCGTACACGATCGGGCCGGCGGACCTGGCGGCGGCCGCCGCCGGCGATCCCCTGGCGTCGCGGGCGTTGCGCGAGCGCGGGCTCCAGGCAGAGCAAACGCGGAGAGCGCAGGGCGGCGACGGCAATCCATGGATGAAAGCGGAAAAGGACCAATGGTCGGCGCAATGGTCGAACGCCGGCGCCGCGGGGCAGCATGCGATCTTGCGGGCGTTGGCTGGATCGATGCCGACCAGGGAAACCTATATCGCCGCGGTGACGGCGATCGGCGGCGAAAAGTATGCCAACGAGAACGTGCGCAAAATCCTGTTCCAGCAGCCGACCATCGCGGCCGATATCGTGCGCGGCGGCGTGCTGCGCGCGACGGACGAGAGAGCCAAAGAGGCGTCGGAGTCCGTCCGCTCCGACCTGCTGTCCCACATCGATACGAAGGGCGGACTTTTTGTAAATCCGTCGCAGCAAACGCAGGCGATCGAGATGACTCTCGATCTCGATACGCAACGGCGCCAGAACCAGGGCAAGCTCTACGACAAGAACGCGACCGGCGGATTGCAGCAAGCGTGGGACGATATCAACGGCCCGGTTGAAACGCTGAACTATCGCAAGACGCCGATCACGCCGGGCCTGCCGGTGGGGAAATTCAAGGACGCGTGGATCAATCTCAATCCAAGCGAAACGACGCGCATGGGCGGTGTGTTCGATCGTACCGGGCGCGAGCTCACGTCGGCGCAGCTAGGCAGCGGTGCGGTGCTAAGGCCGACGGAGCCGGGGAGCTCGGTCTATTGGGTTGGCATGTACCGACCAGGTGCGGCGGACGAATTTGTCGGGTTCCTGGATGCGTCCGGCAATCCGTCGCGCGTGGACATGAGGGGCGTTATCGAACGCTACGTGCCGCCGGCGGCGCAGCCCATGACGACGGGCGCGCCGGCGCGGAAGGCGACGGAAGGCGGGCCTGGTTTTCTCGGGCCAGGATCGGCGCAGCCGGCGACGACCGCACAGCAATTCGTCCCGTCGCCGCAAGAAGAGCTCCTATCCGGCCGCCAGGTGCTCTCGCCGCAGCAACAGGCGGCGCAGGCTGATTTCGATCGCCAGGTGCTCGCGGACATGCGCAAGACGCATCCGAATGAGACCGACGACCAGCTGCAGCACCGGCTCGATGTGGTGAACGAAGCGATGGGCCGGGATGTCGCGCGGCAGCAAATGCAGCTGTTCTATCCGACGCCGGAGAACACGCCGGGCCTGGATGTGGATGCGTTCGCGAATGCGGTCGAGGGCTTCCCCATGTCGCAAAACGTCGAGGATCGCCGACTTGAGCACACGCAACGCGCGATGAGCTCCAGGCGAGCGACGACCGGCGACAGGCAACGCTAATGCCGGATGCAGTTGCAGATTATGAATTAGACCTCCGGCAACGCGGCGCGGCGCAGGCGCCCTGGACGTTCGGCGAAATATGGGCACACAACACCAACGCCGATTACCAACGCACGATCGAGGGAAGCCAGCAGCCGACGCGCGAGGCGTTGGGCAAGTTGATGGCGGGCGTCCAGGAAGCCTACCCCGGCCAGGACATAAGCGAGCTCGCGAAGCGGCGCGGCCTGGAATACAACCCGTCGCTGCCGTACCTGCTGCCGCAAAGCGAACAGAACCGACGCGTTGACGCAACCGCGGCGACGCTCGGGACGCTGATCGATGACTTGCCGGAGGAACAACGCCGGCCGCTTGAAGCGTTGCGCGATGTGAGAGGCAATGCGCACGCCGCGGCGCAGAAGGTCGAGCGCGACCGCGAAGAGTACATGTCCACGGTTTACGGCTTGAGCGGCAACGCGTGGGGCTTCCTGGCGTCGGCCGTCGGCGTGATGAGCTCGCCGGCGAATGTGTACCTGGGCGTCGCGACCGGCGCGATCGGCGGGCCGTTCAAGGGGCCGCTGGCGAAGGTGCTCACGCGGCAGACCGTGGCCGGCGGCCTGGCGGAGCTCCCGCAACAACCTCTGATCCAGGCGCGCCGCGGCGAGCTCGGGCTCGCAGCCGGCTACGATGAGGCGTTGAAGGATATCGGCGCAGCTGCGGCTTTCGGCGGCGGCCTGGCGCTCGGCGTGCGGACGTTGGGCGCCGGCTTCCGTGCCTTGCGGCCGCGCGAGCCGGCGGTGCGGCCGGCGCCGGCGGCGGAGCCTCGGATCGAGGCGCCGCCTGGTGGTGCAGCGGCGGAGGCGCCGCCGGCGGAGCCAACGGCGCCGCGGCCGCTGACGCTGACGCCGCAGGAGCAACAGCAAATGCCGTTGTTCGGCGCCGCGCGCGACGCGTCGAACCTGGTCTCGCGCGAGGACCTGGCCGCGGCGGAGCTCCTGCATCAACGCGACCAGCTGATCTATGACGCGCCGGTGCAGACGCAAACCATTCAGGGCAGGGTCGCGCACGAAGCGCGCGTCGCCGAAGCGACGACGGCGCTCGAAACCGGCAAGCCGGCGCGCACCGAACCGGCGCCGCCGATCGACGCGCCGGCCTATCCCAAGAGCGACCAGCCGGCGAGCGGCGGCCGGATGACGGTCGAGCGGCCGGAGGGCGGCGGATCGCCGCTGCCGTTCGCGCCGAATTTCCCCGGCAACCGAGTGCAATGGTTTTTGGATCACGCGCAATCGTTGATCCGGCCGTCCGGCGAGCGGATGACGGTGCGGCCGATGGTGATGGAGCTCGGCGACGTGGTCGCGTCGCACGATCTCCTGGGCCGGGTGAATGCCGGTTATCCTGGTGAGCTCCAGCCGCGCGATCGCTCCGGCGCGGCGTCGCAGCTGTTCGTGACGGAGAAAGCGGCGCGGCTCGAACCAGAGCTCCTGGGCGACGCGCCGACCGCGGCGACCGGCGCGCCGGTGATCGGTCCTGACGGGATCGTGGAAAGCGGCAACGGGCGCGTGCTGCTGCTGCAGCGGGCCTATGAGGCGCATCCCGAACGGGTCGCGGCCTATCAGCAAATGCTGCGCGATCGCGGCTACGACCTCGACGGCTTCCAACAGCCGGTGCTCGTGCGCATGCGCGAGGGCGACCTGCCGATGACGGCGCGCGGCGCCCTGGCGATGGAAGCGAACATTTCGCCGACGGCGGGACTGTCTACCCGCGAGCGGGCTTTCTCCGACGCCAAGTATTTGAGCGACGATCTCATGTCGCACCATGCCGGCGGCGACGTGACCTCGGCGGCGAACCGACCTTTCGTGCGCGCGTTCGCGGAACAGGCGGTCGCGCCGGAGGAACGGCCGAATTTCATCGACGCCAACAATCAGCTGTCGTCCGAGGGCGTGCGCCGGCTGGAGGCGGCGCTGGTGGCGCGCGCCTGGGGCCAGGACGATATCGTGCATGGATTGTACGAAAGCACCGACCCGACCTCGAAAGCGATCCTCGGGGCGTTCGCCGACTCCGCGCCGACGGTGGCGCGCATGCGCGCCGCGATCGAAGAGGGGCGCATTCCGATCGAGTCCGATCCCTCGCCGCATTTCGTGGCGGCCTTCCGCCTGGTCGAAGAGGCGCGCGCCGGCGGGCCGCGATTGCCGGAGCGCCTGGCGCAGATCGATATCGAGCGCGGCCCGGTGCCCGATGAAGTCGCGGCCGCGGTGCGCCTCTACTTTCGCAACGATGGCCTGACGGTCGCGGCCGGCCGGGCGAAGATCGCGGAAAAGATCGAGACCGCGGCAAACCGGGCGTTGCTGCAGATGAACGCCGCCGGCGATCTATTCGGCCGGCCGCCGACGGCAAAGGACGCGCTGCGGGCGGCGCGGCTGACTGCCGAGAACGTGGATGAGCTTGAGCTCGCCGGCGTCGGCGCCACGCGTGACGCCGTGACCGGGGAGCCGCACCAGCCGGCGAATATCGACGAACGCACGATCGTCAATCCGATCGATCCGAAACTGTCGCAGCCGGAAAAGGTGGCGGCGCTGCGCGTGCTGACCGACGAAAACGCGCCGATCGTGGACAATTACCTATTCGACCTGGACTTGGAGTTTGGGACCAAATCGAAATCCAACATCAAGGCGCCGGAGAAAATCCTCGAAAAGGCGAACCGGCCTGGCGTGAAGGCACGCAAGCCCTGGCACGACGTTGAGCACATCCGCGATAGCTTCCGGTTCAAGACCGAATTGCCCGACATAACGCAGCTGCCGGCGATCATCGAACGCCTGCAGGAGAATTTCGAAATCATCAAGCGCGACACCGGCAAGTTTTTCAATCCGAAGGAGTGGGGGTTTCGCATCATCCCGTTCGACCTGCGCATGCCCAACGGGCAGCTGGTCGAATACTACTTGCCGTTAACGGAAATGCAGGCGGCGCAGGACGCCGGCGGCGGGCATTTGCTGTTCGAGAAATGGCGCAACAAGGACCCGAACACCCTGACCGAGGCGGAGCACGTCGAAATGCTCGCCGACCAGGCGACCAGCCGCAAACTCTATGATGATGCTTTTGCCGCGTACAAAGCGCGGACGGGTCAAACGGACAGTGATGTGCGGGCGGCCTTAGACCAGGTCTCGGCTTCCTTGTCGGAGAGCCGGTTGAGCTCCGCCAAATCGCCGACCGTCAATGCCGGCGCGCGGCTCCAGGTGCCCTCGGTCGAGCGGATGGCGACGAACTTGTCGCCGGAGTCCCAAACGACCACGACCGGGTTATCAGGATCGCCTCGATATGCGACTAAAGGCATCGAGCCCTCCACACCGGATATAACTACCGCAGAGGCCCCCGGCAAGGCAACGGCCTGGCCGAAGGAGGGCACCGGCGCCGCGGCCAAGGGCGACGAAATCCTGGTCTATCGGCTGGCGGAGCGGGATGAGCTCGCCGGCCGCAATGCGGGAAACTCCGAAGGCGTCGCCAAGCTGATCGAGCGCATCGATGGCGATGGGCCGCGATTCCCCGGCAGCGAAACGTCCGACACCATCTTCGCCTATCGCGTCAAGCTGACCGAGGACACCGGGCCTTATGTCGGGGTTGTCGCCGGCAAGGAATCGCCGGCGTTTCCGGCCAAGGAAGCCGATCAAGGCCGGGTCGGCAGCGAGGCGGAAGCCGGGGTCGTGTCCTACTTTTTCCCGAAGGGCGGCGCCGGCTACACGCACGAGCTCTTAGGCAGCGTCCCGCTCGCCAAGGTGCGCGAAAAGCTGGAGCTCGGCGACGCCGACCTCGCCGGCCGGGCCAAGACCGCCGAGGCGATTCGCGCGGCGTTCGAGGAAAGCGTCGGAAGTAAAGCCCCTATTGTTCCGACGCCTGCAGCTGCCAAGCCGGCCGCGGAACCAGCGCGCGCGCCGGCGGCCGCTCCTGGCAAGGCGGCGGAGCCGGTGCCCCTGGGCGATCCGGTGCTGCGCGCCGAGGCGGAGCGGGTTCTGGCCGAAATTCCCGGCGGCGTTAACGACGTAGAGATCACCCTGGTCAATCCCGATGGATCTGAGCGGAAGGTCATGGCGCGGCAACTCCTGGCCGAATCGGCGCAGGATGAGGCCGCCGCCGCGGAGCTCGCCAGCTGCGTCGGCATGTCGGCGGAGGCAGCATGACGGCGCGCAAATGTTTCGAGGGCAAGATCGCCGCCGGCGTTGTCGGCCGCAGGGCGGGCGCGCAAGTGCTCGATATGCTCGATCGGTTCGAAGCGGAGTACCAGGCCAAGCTCGGCGACGCCGCCGGCGCGCGCGAGGCGGAGCTCGAAATGATGGCGATCGCCAAGGCCACGGCGATCCGCAAGGCCGACGACTACCGGGACGCGATCATTCAGCAGGTCAAGGTGCTGCGCGGCGTTAACGGCTTCCTCCAGGTCGGCGAAGAGCTCCGCCAGGCCAAGGGCGATTTCGGTTTCGGCAACAAGGCGCCGGTGCGGATCGGGCGCCAGGACAAGCCGCTGATCGGCTTTGCCCTCGGGTCGTTCCTGGCGCGCGACCCTTACGAAATCGCGTCCTGGTCGAACGTCGAGCATATCGGCAATTTCATCCGCGGCGAGGCGCACCGGCGGTTTGCCGATGGGATCGAATTTCTCCGCGCGAAGGCGCTCGGGTTCCGCGCTGAGAGCACGCGCGAGAGCGAGGTATTGAGCGCGCTCTACGGCCGGGCCGGCGTTTCAGCGCAGGCGAAGGCGGTCGCCGAGTCCTGGCTCGATACCGCGAAATGGTTGTCGAACCAGTATCGCGCCGTCGGCGGCCGGCTCGGGGAACTGGAGGATTGGTTGCTGCCGAATCCGTCCTTCGATCCCAACAAGGTGCGATCCAACGGCGTCGAGCGCACAAAGCAGCTGATCCGCGAGAATGTCGATCGAGAAAAGATGGTCGATTGGGCGACCGGGAAAGTGATGAACGATACCCGGTTCGAGGAACTGATCCACGATGCGGCGATGCGCGGCATGGCCGGCTTTGCGCCGGAGCCAAGCGGCGCCTATCGCGGGTCCGCCATGCTGGCGAACTCGCGCGATGCGCATCGCGTGTTCTATTGGAAGTCGCCGGAATCGTGGATGAAGATCGCCGAAGAGCTCGGGACGTTCGAGTCGCCTTGGGAAGCGATGATGATGCACATGCAGGGCATGTCGCAGGATATCGCAATGATGCGCGTGCTCGGTCGCAACCCGGAGAACACGAAGCGGTTCATGCTCGGCCTGGTCGAGAAGGAAGCAATGCGCCTGGCGGAGACCGCGCCGGCGGGCGCGACGCCGGAGGAAATCCGCGCGTTCAAGCGCAGCAACGCCCGGCTGGAGGGCGACCTCGGGACGGAGCGCAAGCGGTTCGAAAACATTTGGGCGGAAGTGTCGGGCGAGAATCGCGTGCCGGTGAACCTCGCCAGGGCGGAGCGATGGGCGACCACGCGCTACTGGATCGCGGCGACCGACCTGGGCTCGGCGATCATTTCGTCATTCGGCGACCTGGCGACGGTGGCGATGACGGCGCGATTCAACGCGTTGCCGATTATGAACGTGATCGGGCGCGCGGTCGAATTGATGCGCGACGTACAGAACGCCGACATTTTCGCGGCGCAGATGGGAATGACGTTCGATAGCCTGGCGTCGGTGATCGGCGTGCATGATCGGTTGATCGGGGAGAGCGCCCGCTCCGGCGTGGCCGCCAAGCTGGCGTCCGCCAATATCCGGGTGTCGGGCCTGCGGCGCTGGTCGATCGCGCTGCGCACGGCGTTCGCGACCGAAATGGCGGCGGAGCTTGCCCGAGCACGCGCGGTTGCGTGGGCGGAGCTCACCCCCATGCTGCGCGAGCGGTTCGCCCGGTACGGGATCGGTGAAGGCGATTGGGACGTGATCCGCGCCAGCACGCCATGGGAGCCGCGCGAGAACGCGCCGTTCCTGCGGCCGGCCGATGTGATGGAGGGCGGCACGCCGGCGCACAGCCTGGCGGCGGAAAAGCTGTCGCACATGATGACCAACGAAATGAATTACGCGCTAGTCGATCGCGACGCTTTCACCCGCGCGATGATGCTCGGCGATACCAGGCCGGGCACGATCTCGGGCGAGCTCTGGCGATCGGCGACGCAATACCGCAGTTACCCGGCAACGATCGTCACGATGCACATAGCGCGCATGGTCGCGCGCGGATGGGACGGCACGCGCCTGGCGCACGGCGGCATGACCTTTATGGGGATGACGTTGATGGGCGCCCTCGCAATGCAGGCGAAAGAAATTTCGCAGGGCCGCGATCCGCTCAACCTCGATCCGACCAGCCAGAAGGGGCTCCAGGCTTGGGGCAAGGCGATCATGCAGGGCGGCGGGCTCGGTGTGTTCGGCGACATGCTGTTCATCGATCAAACCCGCTACGGCAAGACCTGGTCCGAAATGGCGGCCGGGCCGCTCGCCGGCAAGGTCGAGCGCGTGCTCGGCGATTTCGTGTTCCGCAACGTGCAGCTGGCGGCCAAGGGGAAAGAAACCCATTGGTTCGGCGACGCGGCCTATACCCTCGGCGGCCTGGTGCCGGGCTCGACGCTGTGGTTCGCGCGCCTGGCGTGGCAACGCAGCGTGCTAGATCAACTGGCGCTATGGAGTGACGACCGCGCGCCGTCGCGATTCCGCCGGCTGGAAGAAACCGCGCGCAAAGAGTTCGGGCAGCATTACTGGTGGCGACCTGGTGAGACAACGCCGCGCGAGCGGCCGGAGCTCGGCGCGATGTTTGGAGGACAGTGACATGACCGTCGGAACCGAAGCCTATTTCGGACTGCGCACCTGGACCGGAGTCGAAACCACGATCGTTCCCGGCTTTAGCGCGGAGCATCCCGCCGACGTGAAGGTGACGGCGAAGAGCTCGACCGGAGTCGTTTCGACTCTGAGCCAGGGCGTGCATTACACGATCACGATCGGCGCCAACGGCGCCGTGACCATGGCGCCGATCGCGCCGCAGATGCCGCTCGCGCCGCAGACCTTGACGATCTGGCGCGACACCGACGCGCTGCAGGGCGTGAACTTTCAAGACCTGCAGGACTTCTCGGCCGACGATCACGAAATGCTGCACGACCGATGGGCGCGGATCACGTCGGAGCTCAAGGGCGACATGCTGCGCACCGGCAAGGTGCCGTTGGGCGAAACCCTGATCGACCTGCCGGACGCGACCACGCGCAAGTCAAACGGGCACGGCTCGGTGTTCGCGTTCGATCCGATCAACGGACAGACCGCGCTTCTGGATCGTTTCGATATCCTGGCCGACGGCAGCGTGACGACGCCGAAGATCGCCGACGGTGCGGTGACGACGCCAAAGATCGCCGACGGTGCGGTGACGACGATCAAGATCGCCGACGGTGCGGTGACGACGGCGAAGCTCGCCGACGGTGCGGTGACGGGGCCGAAGCTCGGCGCGATCACGCAAATGACAATCGGCCCGACGCCGGGCAACAGAATGGTGCTTTTCGGTACGGCGCCTGGGCAGCAAGCGGTCGCGTTGGTGGTCGATCCGGCGAGCTCGGACCCGGCTGTAAATGTTTCGATCGAGTCCAAGGGCGGCGGCGGCGTCAATTTCTACACGAACGGCGCCCTCCAGGTGAACGTGTCGGGCTCCGCGCCGCCCGACGCGAACAAGTTCATCGTGCTCACCGGCGGATCGCCGGGGCTCAATCCGTCGATCTCTTCATCGTTCGGCGGGCCGATCGATATCAGGGACGCCTGCCGGGTCGGCATGCTCGGCGGCAACTATGCCCTGGTGACGGGGAGCCCGGCCGGGCAGCAAGCGGTGTCCTGGACCGCGGGACCGGGAAGCGCCGACGCTGACGTGAACATGCACCTAATCCCGAAAGGCGGCGGCGGGTGTCTGTTCTATTCGCATGGCGCGCTGCAGCTGGCGGTCTCGGGTCCGCCCACGACGACGGATTACCTGGTGATCTCCGGCGCCGGCAGTCTGGCCGATCCGATCATTGCCAACGCCGGCGGCGGGCCGATCCGAATTGACGACGAAATCCTGGTGGGTCCGGCCGGCGGAAACTTCGCCGGATTGCAGGGAAGCGTCGCGGGTCAAATGTCGGTCGCGGTGCGAGCCGACAACGTCACGAACCCGGATGCGGCTATCAACATCACGCTGGTCCCGAAGGGCGACGGCGGTTGTGCTTTCTGGTCCCATGATTGTTTGCAGGTCATTGTTACGGGTCCGCCGCTTGCGGATCACTTCGTCCACCTGTCGGGCTCGGCTGGCGGCAATCCGCTGATCCAGGCGGCGTTCGGTGGCGTGATCGAACTATTGAATCCGAATCTAGCGGGCATCCCGACGGCGCCGACGGCGGTGCCTGGCACGAACACGCAGCAAGTGGCGACCTGCGAGTTCGTCACTGGTGCCGTGCTGTCCGGCGGAGGGACGGGCTTCCTTCCGCTGACCGGCGGTTCGCTGTCCGGCGATCTCATAATCGACAAGGTGCAGCCGGGAATGTCGTTCAACTTTGCCAGCGGCTCGGCGGCGTTGTTCGCCAGCAGGGCAGCGGAGACCGGCAATTTCCGCTGGCAATTCATCATCGCCGATGGCTCGCCGGAAGTCGGCGGCAACGTCGGCAGCAACTTTCGCATCGATCGTTACGGCGACGCCGGCGATTTCCTCGGCACACCGATGACGATCCAGCGCAACGATGGCACCGTGATCTTGCGCAAGGTCGCCATCGTCGGCACGCCGTCGATCTCGTTGCAATTCAATCCGGGATCGCCGGCGGTCCTCTCGTCGCAGACGATGGACACCGCGACGCCGCCGTCAAAGGCCCGATGGTTGATTGCGCTAGGTGATAGTGCTCCTGAGACCGGCGCGGATGCCGGCAGCAATTTCGCGATCGCGCGCTTTTCTGACGACGGTGTGAATCTGGGTAGCGCGCTTACTATCAATCGGGCAACCGGCGCCGTCAGCATTCCCAACCTGGTCGGCGGCGGCGGCGGCTCCGGCGACGTGACCAAGGCCGGCAACAACATTTTCACCGGCAACAATTTCTTTAC